GCAGACTTAAAATCTGCCACATAAGAAACACTGCGGGTTCGAATAATGAAGAAGTTTATTCTCGCTCTTGCTCTTCTTTCAACACCAGCACTCGCAGTTGATCGCGTTGCACAATACGACTTTGATCAAGACGGCAAAGTCTCATTCGATGATGTAAATCGTTATTGCACTGTTTCAAAGTCGCTGTTTGATAAGGCTGATAGAAATAATGATGGATTCTTGACAAATGCTGAAATGTGTGCTGCGAAGGAATATCTTTTCTCTCGCTGCATGGAAATGTTAAAAGACGCTTAATCCCTATATAATGACAATGGTTGTAAACTGACGACTAAAGGTGTTTCGGACGTGGGTTCGACTCCCACCTTCTCCACCAAAAAATATCATAGAGATATATTATGAGATATAAAATTGTTGTAAAGGCATATGGCAAAACTTTTGTGAAAGATATGAGCAAGGGTAAAGAGCATCTCATACGAAAGGCTGAGATTATGTCTAAGAAACATCGTAAATGGAAAATTTACGATGTTGCTGAAGACGTAATGGTGTGATGTTTTTTGATGGGGAAGAAATGGCTTCGACGGGGCAAGTAATAACTCGTCAGCAACCAGTGAGGCGACTGACTTAATCAGCGCAAATCAAGTAAACGCAAACGATGATGTTTACGATCTGCCTCTCGCTGCTTAATTGTAGTAAAGAGTAACAGAGTTTGACTCACTTGGTAACAGAACGAGTCAGGGAGTGGTGGTGCGAACCACCACTTCTTTTCTTCTAACTGCAATAGTTCTGCGTGGCATGAATCAATCAAGATTGCTGAGAATATATTGATTTCTAAACAACACTATGGTATAATTGGATCTGCAAAATACTTTCATGCGACATATGTTGAACCTGAGTGGGCAGAAAGCAAAAGAGTGATCAAAAAAATTGGTCAGCATATCTTTTATCATTGAGGTTTTATGAGACTTATATCTGATGTTAAATTAGATTACAAAGATGTTTTGATTGTTCCCAAACGGTCAACTCTTGCTTCTCGTAATGAAGTGAACATAAAGCGACACTTCAAATTTCGAAGCGGCAACGAGTGGTATGGTGTTCCAATCATCGCCGCGAATATGGATGGTGTTGGTACATTTGAAATGGATCATGAATTAAATAAATATCATGCATTGGTTGCATTGACAAAACATTATTCAGACATAAAGTGTATTAATCATCTTCAATATAAACTTAACAGTACGATTTATTCTCTTGGCATCAATGATAGAGACTTAGAAAAGTTCAGTAATGTTTATAGTATAATCGGACAAACTCACATGCGAGTTTGCATTGATGTTGCGAATGGATACACGCAAAGTTTTGTAGATTTCATTAAGCGATTTCGCGAGCGTTATTCTTACATTGTTCTAATGGCAGGTAATGTTGTCACACCAGAAATGACAGAAGAGTTAATTCTTGCTGGCGTTGACATTGTAAAGATTGGTATTGGTCCTGGATCTGTCTGTACCACACGCAAGATGACAGGAATCGGCTATCCGCAGTTAAGCGCAGTTATTGAGTGCGCAGATGCTGCTCATGGTCTTCGAGGTCATATTATAGCGGACGGGGGGTGTACTGTTCCTGGAGATGTTGTAAAAGCATTTGCTGCAGGTGCTGACTTTGTAATGCTTGGTGGTATGCTTGCGGGTCATAAAGAGGGTGGAGCATCTCCTTTTGAAGACAATAAATTCTATGGTATGAGTTCAGATACAGCAATGGATTTACATAATGGCGGTGTTGCAAACTATCGCGCCAGTGAAGGTAAGACTGTACAAATTCCATATCGCGGCGAAGTAAGCAGAACACTGCAAGATATTCTCGGTGGTTTGCGTTCGGCGTGCACATATGTAGGAGCAAGTGAATTAAAGGAGTTGAGTAAGCGAACCACATTTGTTCGTGTAAATCAGCAGTTGAACAATTCCTTGAGCATTTATGAGATCTAACATGGTAAGTCGCGAAGAAAAAAATGTTTTTTCTACGATGATTATGGAAATGGCTCTTAAAGAAAAAATTGATCACATGGATGCAATTACAACTTATTGTGAACAAAATAATCTTGAAATTGAAGTTGCTGCAAATTTAATCAATGATTCCTTAAAGAGCATCATTGAGAGTGAGGCGATGAAATTAAAATACCTTCCGCGAGGAAAAAAATCATCAATATGAGTTGGCAATTACTAATCTGGAATATTTTTGTCTGGTTATTCACTGGTGTAATGATTTATGTCACTAATTCTGCTCTTTGGTGGTTGTTGCTACCTGCATTTTTTACAGCCACGCAAAGTGCATCTGACTTGGTCAAAGCAGTCAACAAAGCCGAAAAAGAAGAAGAAGATTTCGAAGTTGACGAGGAAATAAAAGAAAAGATGCGTGCTCTTTTTGCAAAAATGAAACGAGGATCACTTTGAACGGATACGATCTTTATTGCTTGTATCAAGCCATTAAATTACATTTTAGTTCTGAATCATATAACTTCTTTTATTATGATGGTAAGACAAAAGTATCAGTAGATGCATTTCAAAAACGTCGCGACAAATTTTTATTCCATCGTCTTGCGCGCAAGTATCGCGACGATGAGATGGTTTCATTTCTAGTTGCTAATTTTGTATACAGTGATGATAATTGGACCAAAAGTTTACTTGAAGAAAAAGCTGCAGAAATCTACGAAAATTGGAAACAACGCACAGATTTCATGACCAAGATCTACACAGAAGATCTACATAAAATTGTTACGAAAAATAATCTAAATAATCTATTTAAAGTTGAAGATGGACAATTTCCCAAACTCTTGACGCTGTTTATGCAAAATGAAGTGACTCTTGAGACGATGGTAATTCTTAATAACATCTTTAATTTTATTCAAATTTGGGACAAGAAGATTTCAGATGACATCATCTATCCCAAAATTTCAAGAAAGATTCGCAAATATGGGTCATTCTTGAACGTGAACGTCGACAAGTATAAATTGCTTACAAAGAAAACTTTACTTGCGACACAAGATAATATATACTGATTGATATAATGATGAAAAGAGTAGACAAGACGAAATACATTACATACAACGCAATAGGAGCAATACATATGACACTATCAAATCTTAAGAAGGCTTCATCCCTCGATAAACTAAAGAGAGCTGTGGAGGCATCCTCAGTAGGTGGCACGAAGCCAGTTGTCGATGATCGTTTTTGGCAACCAGAAGTGGATGCTGCTGGCAATGGATATGCAGTTATCCGATTTCTAGACACTCCAGCAGTTGATGGCGAAGATGGTCTTCCCTGGGTTCAAATCTGGAATCATGGCTTTCAAGGTCCGGGTGGCTGGTACATTGAAAACTCATTGACAACTCTCGGTAAGAACGATCCCGTTTCTGAGCACAATACTGTTCTTTGGAACAGTGGTATTGAAGCCAATAAGGAAATTGCGCGCAAGCAAAAGCGTCGCCTGACATATATCACAAATATTTTTGTTGTTTCTGATCCGAAGCGTCCACAGAACGAAGGCAAAGTTTTCCTCTACAAGTTCGGCAAGAAGATCTTCGACAAGATCAAGGAAAAACTTGAACCACAATTTGCTGATGAGACACCCCTGAATCCGTTTGATTTCTGGAAGGGTGCAAACTTCAAGGTTAAGATTCGTAATGTCGAAGGCTATCGCAACTACGACAAGGCAGAGTTCGATTCTGCCTCGCCGCTGTTCGGTGGTGATGATGCACAAATCGAAAAGACTTGGAAGTCTGCTTATTCACTCAAGGCTTTCTTGAAAGCAGATAATTTCAAGTCATATGATGATCTCAAGGCGAAGTTGGATCGCGTTCTTGGTGCTGGTGGCGTTGCTGGTGCGACAGCCAAACGAATTAATGATGAGGAGGTTGATGCTCCTGTCATTCGCTCTGCTCCTGCCAAAAAAGTCACTGCTGAAGATGTGACTGTCGAGGATGATGACATGTTATTCTTCGAGAAACTTGCGGCTGAGTAATCTGATTTAGAAAACCGTAGATGTTTTCAGGCGCACTTCGGTGCGCCTTTTTTATGCTCGATTCACAGAAAATGTATTAAATATGTTGTCGTTGTGAGTGTATCTAGGTCTAGGTAATTCTACAACACTCTCTAGACTTAAAATTCTATCACTTATTCTCTTAAATCCTGCATCAACTTTTACATTGACTGCTGCAGCAGTATTTAATGCTGCTCTCGCAATAATCTCACTTGTTTCTGATTCTTGTGAGCGAGCAGTTTCATTTGCTGATGC